GTAAACGCATTGCGGTGGAATACCAAGTTCTGTGGGCTGACAATACCGGTCTTGTTGAACGGTGTGACAACTGCAGATGCCGAGGTAGACAAAACGCTCACATTCTGGAACTGGCCAGCAGTAATAATCGCTGGGGAAACAGTTACAGATGCTGAACCGCCGGAAGTGATAGTCACATCGGAAGTTACAACAAAGTTACGCAATACATTGCCGCCGTATGGTTGGCGGTTTTGTGGGTTAACTGCGAACACACCAGCAATCTGAATCGTATCGCCTTGCTTTAAGCCGGCGTTAGCGGTTGCAGCGGAGATGGTAATGGTCGAGGTCTGAGCCCAGCCAGTTGTCAATGAACCAGTAAAGGTTGCTGTGTTGGTAGACAATGTGGCGGTTGCGTATGAACCATAGGTGTGGGACACGATGTTTTGGTCCATATACCAGTTCATACCAATTGTGTCGCGACCCATCATTCCCTTTTCGTACTGACCAGAGATAGTGCCTTGTGGGTTAAAGAGACCTTTAAGGGAGCCAACAATTGAGGCGCCAGTAAAGGGATCAACCACGCAAGAGCGCTTACCGTCACGGGGAGCGCCTTCGCCGTCCAAGAATGCCTGGGCGGTTAGGAATGTTGCGATGTCAGATGGAACTACACCGGCTGTACCAACGGTATTAGCTGTGTTGTCTACTGCCATTGTGGTGCCGTCAAAGTCGATTTTGTTGGCGATTGCAGCAATAGCTGGTTTCAAAACACGGTCAGAGAACATATCTAACGACAGGGTTAAATCCTGAGTCGTAAATTGTGTGTCCACATGGAACTGTGTTGAGAGGGTTACTGGTGATGAAGTCTCGTTAAAGTCCTCAACATTCAGCGCTGGGCCGGTTGTACCGATAAAACGACCTGGGCGGCGTACATTGACTGTGTTACCAATCTTTGCACCGATAACCGCAAATTGGTCATCATAATTACGGTCTACACGACCAGTAAAGGTCAAACTGTTTTCCAAGACCATCAACGCTTCGTTGGTGATCATGGAGATGGTTAGCAAGTTATTTGCCATGATAATTCTCCAAATTAATTGTAAGGTTACCCATTACCTAATTTTCCCTGCAGACCTGGCAGCTTTCCATTGCTGGTAAGTGCCATGAAATTTACGGTCAGCATCTAGCGTAATGTCGCTAGGGTTGCCGCCGGATTTCAGCGGGTTAATCGGTGCCGGAGCATTAGACTTCTTCGCAACAGGTTCTTTTACGCTCGGTTTAGTTGGCTCTGATTTCTCAAATTTAGCCTCTAAACGCCCGATAGCACGGAGTTGAGAAGTGATGGATTTATCCGCCAATTCTCGAGCGAATTCTGGATTCTCGGCCAAGTAATATAGGATTTGTGGGCCTACATCGCTCTCAATAATTGCGTCTGTGACCGGCTGTGAGACCGAAACATCACTTGATGCAACCATTTCCTCGTAATCCGGCATATCTTGTTTCGCAGCATCGAGGCGCTCTTGGAACTTCTGCCGCATCCGCGACTGTTCCTCCTCAACTTTACGAGCCAATTCTGCTTGATCTCGCTCCCGCATCTTTCGATCAGTAGTCCACTCGGCCAGAGCCTCCGCATACTCTAGGGCATCATTGAATTGCGTTGGGTCTGGTTTAGGGTCTGGTTCATCCGATTTAGGCGGATTTACCTTTGCCTCCATGTCCCTTAAACGCGCCTCGAGAGCCTCTCGAGCAGTACGCTCACGGTCCGCTTCTTGGCGGGCTGCTTCGCGCTGCTTGGTCAGTTCCGAAAACCGCTTTTCAAGTTTCGGGTTGTGCTTCTTTTCACCTGCTACAGCCTCTGTTTCTGCCTCTGGTTCACTCCGCTCTTGCTCAACAACCGGCTCCGCATCCGCGGCCTCAGTTGGAGTTTCCTGAGTGGCTAAACCAAGTTTTTGTGCATTAAACTCAGCTAAATTCTCATTTGTTACTAGGTTCGCAGCTTGTTTCCTTGCTGGTTCCTGTACTACTTCTGCGTCAGACATGGATTAACTCCAAGAATAAACCCGATGAACCCATCGGTAGGTTAAATCTATTAGAAACTGTTTTTCGATAGTTGTCAACGAGGTCCCATTGGTACGCCAGGAATGGCCGGCTGCTCTAATGGCTGCGGCTGCATTTCTTGCGCTGCAAACTGCGCCATCATCTGGTCATCCATCTGGGGGTTGGTCATTGGCTGCTGGGCAATCTGCATCTCTTGCTGCAAGAATGGCGAGTCATTCATATTGACTTCGCTTTCCGCAAAAGAGGCCACCAAGTCTTGTTCGGTATCTCTGCGGTCCATTTCTTGCTGCAGGGCGCGTGTGTCCATACCTTTTAAAAGCAGTTTGGTAATAGCGTCTAACTCAGTTCTATTCTGGTCGGTAATCGCCTTAAGATTGGTTTGATTGACTTTGGCCTCATTAATGGTCTCGGTGTTGTACGCCCTAGAGGTAACATCCATGAGTTTTCGCTTGGTTGCGCCTTCCTCTTTCATTTTCTGCACATCGGTCTGGTGCTGCAAGTTCATGGTCAAGGCCGCAATCTGCTGCTGCATATCGGCAACCATCTTTTGGCTGGCCATAAGCTGCATCTGAACCTGTGGCGGAATGTCCGATTTCTCATCAATTTTGGCTAATGGATTTAATGCAGCCAAACGGTCTGCAATCACATCTGCGCCTGGGAAGTCCATGTTACGGAACACTAGGTCACCGGCAGCTTGGAACAACTCTGGGTTGGCTTGGAGCAATGGAATCATGGACTCAACTGCCTCTTGGCGCTTGGATTGATAGCCTGGGCCTGTGTCCATATAGACATCGTATTCGCCTACGGTCACATCATTAAGAATCTTATCCGCACCGTTTTCGTCCACAATGCGCTGATTGATGGTCACCATCTCTGGGCGGTTATCGTAACCAATGATCCGCATAACGCGCTCTTTGTCGTAAATCTTAGGAATTAAGTCCAGGATTACGCGCCCCGTTTGCTTGAGGGAGCGGGTCAGATTGTCGTAATAATGGAAATTCGACATATCAATCTGCATTTGCTGGCCGCGGATTGCCTTACCAGACATATTGCCTTGAGCCAACATATTTGGGTCAAATATGCCTACTACGGTCTGCAAGTCATTATTAATGGCGCTTGTAGCCTCAACAATTCCCGCAGCCGGTGGCTCTGGTTGCAGCCGTGTTGGTACGGGCGCGGGCTGGCCTTCAATGTCTTTTTGCTTGTAACGCAGTACAGGCGTGGCCTTGATGTTAGCCAGGTTCCACTCATTCTCATGGCCCTCATCTTGGCCTTCTGCCAATAGCCATTTGGCCTTGGGCGCGAGAGCCACAGACTCAGTCAAAGCAGTACGCCAGTAGTTGTACATCCGCTGCGGGTCTTTAGCCATGCGCACAATGCCGTACTTCTTGCGCTTATCGTCAACCACCAGCTGCTGGCCATAAACCGGCACGATGGGAATATATTTGCCTGGCCAAGTTGATTCTTCAAGAATTTCTATGCCGGTCAATTTTGCCCATTTGATGGTCTTGCGCATGGTTTCGCGCTCGGCTACCACTTCAATGCCGGCTGCCATCATGATTTCTGCGCTGGGCGCGTCCTCTTTATAGACTTGCGTACCATCGGAAAGCATGAGTAATTTAGTCTTTTTGCGCTCGGTGTACCACCATTCAGCTATCCGAATGTCATCCTTCATGATCCAGTCGGCATCCGCATCGCCTGTACCGCGCATATTGAAGTTGCCGCCATCGTCTGCGTTAGGGTATTGGGCCTTAAAGTCCTTTTTGCTCATTACCTCAGTAATCAGGCATGACTCGGCATCCGAGCCGTCTGGCATCTGACTATTTGGGTCGTAATAAACGGTAAATGGGTTTGCAATCGGCTTAATATAGATTTCTTGGTCAAACGAGTCTGGGCGCGTGTAGTCGGTAACGATGCGCCAATAACCCCAGCCCATGCGCACGGCAAATTCAAAAGCCGTATCGTAGGCGGTATCTGCGTCCGAATTAACTTCAATGTGTTTAAAGATGCCGGTCAGGATGTCCGCTACTTTAGCGTTGGCAGCCGAGTTCATTGAATGCGCCTTCATGCGGGGGCGCGCTTGGCGCTGCTGATTACAGACTTGGCGGATAAAACCATCTAACTTGTTGATGGTTAGGCAGGGTCTAGCCTCAAGGTTGCGGGAGTTCTGCACCTCAACTGGCCATTGGTCCCCAGATGAGAACTTAAGGTCATCCAGAGCATCCTGGCGATTGTAAGAGTCCGCATCATTGGCGAATCTCAGATATTTCTGTGCGTCTTGTATACGCTGGTCGTTTGCCATAATCATCCCATCCATGATCCAGCCGGTTGTTGCACGGCTCGTTTTGCTACCGATTTACGGGGCTCATTCACCACTAATCCAAGATATTTAAACGCATCTGCGCCGTGGGAAAAAATGTCGTGCAGCGGCGTTTTACTGAATTGTTTGGTATCTGGGTCCACATCATATCGGTAATGTCTTAAACATTGTAATCCTTGATGGCAATTTTCTCTATCAAAATAACACTTGTTGAATATTGTTCTAGCCGCATTGATAGAGTCCGCAGTTGGGGTTCTTGGCACAATCTGTACCTTATATCCGGCTGCTCTGACAATGTCAGCAATCGAGCGCCCGGCAGCTGCCAAAGTTGAGTTCTCGGCATCGTGCGGCAGCCAAAGGGTGTCAAAGTGATACCCGAACTTCTGCATCTCGGCCATGTAATAGGACATGGTCTTTTGACTATCCTCCATGTACCGAATTAATCTGATCTCAAAGCCTATAAATTGGACAAACCAAATGGCCGTATTATCCGACCAGCCGAGGTCGAAAACCGCATGGACGGGTTTAATTGGGTCATAAGGTACGCGGGTAATGCGCTCCTCTAAGTCAGCAAGGGTAATCTCATTAGCAAACACCGCTCCATCCACGGTCTTACGGCAAATACCTTCCCAGACGGTGTTGTAAGCCTCGGTGTCCCGCATCTGGAGGTTGTCTTTTTCCTCCCGCAAGGTCATAGGGAACCAAGGGTTATCGCGCCAGGTAATCTTTTGAACTACCGCATTCGTAGGCGGCGAGACCACAAAGCGCTGGTAAGTGTCATCGGTCTCGAGTTCCGGATTAAAGGTAATCCATATTTCGGAGTTGTCCTTACGAATGGTCGGAATTAGGACATTCCAACTGGATTTAGAAACGGTCTGCGCCTCCTCAACCCAGCAGATGTCTACGCCTTCAAAGGATTTGACATTGGTAATGTTGTTTTTAAGGCCAATAAAGAAGAATTCAGAGCCATTTTTACCCTTAATGCTGGTCTGAGTGACCTCGTAAAAAGATTGCAGACCAAGACTGTCAATCTGGTCTGTCAGTAGCTTGTGTACAGAATCCTTGATGGAGACTTGGAATTCACGGGCGCAGAGTATGCGGATGGGGTCTTTGGCTGCCTTAATTAATAATGCTCTGGCAACTCCCCAAGACTTAGCGCCTCCGCGCCCACCGTACAAAATCTTATATCGTTTGGGCTCAAACAGAAAAGCCAGCTTGATAGGAAATTCTGCTTGGGCAACAACTTGTTGCAGCTGCTCAACAATCGTTTGATCGTCCACTTCAGTCATTGCGCGGGTCTATGTATTCCATGCAGTTCATGTGCCGGCAGTTTGGGCAGCCATACTGAATGACCGGCGAATTAGTCACCTGATCATCAAACAGCAATTTATCCCAAAGGGATATTTTTTGGCAATTAGTACAAAGCCAGCGGGATTGTTTGTTATTGTTCATTGGGCCTCACAAACATGACTTGAATACCAGATAGTAACGGAGTTCCATCGGTGTTCTCAACCTGGTTAGTCTGCACGGCCTTACCATCCAGCCGGTCAATAATCTCTTTGACCGCCCAGGCCTCGCCCATCTCCGCTTGTGTGATCAGTTGACCCACAATCTTTTCAAGACGATGCGGCTCTTGCGTCAGCGCCTTACGGAGCCTGTCGTAAAACATTTTGCCTTTTACAGCATTGCTATTTCCTATCGGTGCGGCCATAGTGATTAACTCAATCAATAAGTTCCAGTAGCATAATAATAAATCGTTTCTTGTTGTTTGTGTTAATCTTATTTGGTAAACTGTTTATTGAGAGGTATTAGATGTCCGGTAATGAAATAGTAAAGTTGGCTAGAGCGGCTGAGATTGGTTTAACTGGTAAGCGGTTCTGTGGGAGTTGTCAAACAATGCAGTCTGCAGCATTAGGTGCTATGAAAGAGGGTAAAAAAGTAAACCGGTGGCAATGTGCTACTTGTAATAAGCGCAAGAGTAGGCGTAAATATCAAAAAAAGGGAGAGGGCGATGCGTAGATGGTTGGGTTGTTTACTGTTTGTACCGATGTTAGCCTCGGCTGCGTCTATAGCAACCATGCCCAATGAGGGCGGAGGAAAGATTGTATTGACGGATGATATATGTAAGGTAGACGGTAAGGTTTACAACAAACTAAACCGAGCCTACAACTACACCACCTCTGGCCACAGTAGTGAGGGCTGCTTTTATGTGGAGGATGAGACCGTTGTGGTTATTTGGAATACTTCTGTTGGGGTCCGCACGATGCGTTATCCCGCAGAAAACTTTACTCTTATCAACAGGAAACAGTCTGGATCGAGGTTTGGGACATGAAAATCATTAAATCTGAGTTTTGGCACATTCTTCAACGGGAAATAGCTGCTAGAAAGGCCAAAAAATGACTACTTTTACGACAGAGGACAGAATATTGGCCGAAAAGGATGGGTCATTGACCGTTAATGTAGAGCCCATTCCATTTGCTGGGTGGATAAATACATCTCCTCCCCATATTGTAGATAGCGGAGCAAGTGTAATGAAAGATGAACCAGTAGCGTACATCAATGTAGAGGAGCGCAAACTAGAGTGGGCAAAGCCTACGACATGGCATACGCCAACCATAGCGAAGATGAATAACATTCCGCTTTACGCTCATCCAGCAAAGACACTAACAGATAAGGAAATAACTGCAATTTGGTATGAACCTACTTTAAGGTATGACCCTGTTGCATTTGCTAAAGCAATACTAAAGAAAGCGAGTGAGAAATGAAAACAAACCATGACGGAACGGTTACTTTAAACGCTTATGACACTTGGATTTCTTGCGCCGCTTGCGGTCAAAGAGTTACAGGCGATTCTATTCATACTTGCTCACCACAATTAAAGACACTAACAGATGAGGAAATAGAACAAATTGGCAAAGAATACGGCATTAAATCTGTTTATCAATTTGCTTATTATGAATTTGCTAGAGCAATACTAAGAAAGGCACAAGAGAAATGAACGACTTATATCTTTATCTATCAAAAGACCAAAGCATTGGCTTTACTACAGAGTTTGAAATGCTTACTGGTGAGCAGCGGCTGGCGGTGCTTAATCGCACGATGGACCTCATCATGGCCAAGACCGGTCAGGTTATCGACTCTTTGGAAGTCCAATAAACATTTCTAGCGGGTCTGGTGTTGGTTTTTTTCCAATAAACTGCATTAGTGGGTCACCAAATATATCGCCAAATTGGGTATATGAAACGGTTTCATCACGGGGGACATCAAGACCATATTGGTTAAAGCGCTCTGGCTTACCTGGTCTCCCGTTTTCATACATGGTTCTCTCGTACTGTTCCGCAAATGGGTAATTAGCCCTTCGCTCCTCCATCGACAGCTTTTCTCTAGTCTGGGTCAGTCTTGACTCGGCCTCACCAGCCAGGCGCTTGTAAGCCTCAACATCCGACATCTTTTCAAATGTTTTTTGCTTTCCCTCTAATTCTCTAAACTTCTGCGCAGACTCATCGGTTTTCTTGATCTGCGTCATGGCCCGTTTTTGGGCGTTTTTAGCATCCCGCAGGTTGTCATAAGGCAGGTTTTGGTATTTAGCGTCTGACGAAACATTGCGGTCTTGGATAAATTGAGCCGCGCCCCTAAACCATTCGTCTCTGGCTGCGCCTGGCTTTTTAGGTTGTGGGCCAGCCTCACGGCGGTAATCATTGCCGTATTTGTACCAGTCTTGCAGACTGTAAATAATCCTTGGCTTTATATTGTCTCGGGTCGCAATATCACCTAGCCGAACCATGTATTCTGATCTAGCAGCTGCGCCGTAATCTTCCCAATTTTTACGGTTAGTAGCAAATGGAACGGCCAATGGCGCTAATTCAGACTTAATCTGGGCGTTTGCAATCAGTTTTGCAGATTCTGGGCTGCCACCGCGCCCAAAGTTTTCGGTCTTTTGGATGGCGTGTTGGATTTCATGCAGCAAAGTTGACCTGGCTGCATTGGCTTGGTCATCCAAGGATTGGCCGGCATGAGTAGCACCGCCAGTTGTTACTAATTTTTTTCCCTCATCAAATGAGCCGCGAATGTCTTGGCGGTTTTCTCTCGCAATCCTTAGATTGTTTACAAGGTTTGGATAAGCCTCCTCTAGGGCATCATGCCTAAATACAGAGGTTAATCTGGCATTTTGCGGCTGCATTATTTGTTCGTACCTTGACGGCAATTTGCTCATGTCTAGAACAGCGCCGGTATCTGGTATCTCTTGGCGCCACTTCTGATCTAAGCCGCGGGCGGTCATGGTTTCGCGCCAAATGTCAGCTGGGCGCGCCCCAGCCTTTTCCATTTCTACAGCTTTTTCGTAATTTGCTTTGTTCCAGGCAGACGATTTAGGGCCAATAAACATTCCCAATGCGTTTGCCGGAGCCCCTCTGCTGGCCGCAAATCCACCACCGGCAACATTCATTCCAACATTTAATGCCTCTTGCGGTGTAATTTCTTCGCCTTGCAGCGCTCGGTATGGGGTTTCTATTGCTTTTACAATGTCAACCAACATCTGTGGCGCAACCCAACTCTTGTAGTTAACGCCTTGGCCTAAAACAGACCCGCGCCCTTCGGACGGTAAGCTGCCAGCTGGACGGGGCAATATAGATAGCCGCTCAACATTTGGGTCGAATATGTCTGACAGCCGAGCCATTATTTTTTCTTCTTTTTGGTTGCAGCCTCACGCTTAACTGAATACGCAATAGCCACGGCCTGCTTGACCGGTTTTCCCGCAGCAATCTCTGCCTTAACATTCTTTTGAAATGCCTTTTTGCCAATGTCTTTAATGAGCGGCATTACTTTTTCTTAGCAGTTTTAGCCGACTCTTTAAATGCTTTAGCAGTTGGCGCGCCCTTGGTGCCTGGGCTGCGCATCTTCTCGGGAGTCTTTCCAGCAGCCTTTTGGCGCTCGATCCTTTCCCTTTTAGCGTGAATATTGCTGTAGAGGCCGGGTTTAGTAGCCATGATTACACACCATGAATTACTGCAAAGTTCATAATAACTGCCTCTGATAAATTGCCAGCGGTGTTGTTATACAAACCAATAACAGCTGATCCAGTAGCTTGACTTGAAACAAACGGCCAATACGCACCGGCGGTACCACCACCAGAAACGCTAACAATGACAACATCGTTTGCGCTAATTTGGCTATTAGTTAAAGTAAATAGCGCAGATGTTCCAGCATCTAATTGCGCAGCATTCATAGTGATACGGCCAATGCTTTTGTTAAGTGTTACGCCCGTTGTTTTACTACTTGCTTGTGTTACTGTGCCAGACGCAGATGCGTTGTAGCCTAATTCGTTACTTGCATAGACAGTTGTGCCTACCACGGTTGACGGTGTAGATGCGCCGATTGGGGAGTTATCTACTGAACCGCCTACGATTTGTTGATCTTCGTAAGCTACACCGATTGATTTTGAATTTGACATGATTAATTCCTTTTAGTTAACAGTTCCAGTTTTTAAGAGATGCTGCTTTTCGGGTAGGCCTACCCTTTTCATCCTTCATTGGCCCAGGCATTCCGCTCATCCGCGCACAAAAAGACTTTTTACGACCTTCGTCAGCTTTTGTTTTAGGGTTTGGAGCAGGTGCTTTAAGGTTTGCATTATTTTTTGCATTGTATTCCGCCCTTCCTTTTGCGGTCATTCCCGCGCCCTTTTCGGCTGGGTTGTAATTCTTACCCTTACCGGTAGTGGTGCGCGCAATCGGTTTGTTAGTGGTTTTGGGCATTATCTGCCTCCACGAAACAAACATCCTTCCAAGACATAACGATGAGCTCCTCGCCATCAATCTCAAAGCGAGGGTAAGACAGGTAATCTTCCATGCCGCCAAATCGAATGCGCTGCCCAATCTCAATAGGATTTGGGATCAATCGACCTTTTTTGTCTCTTTCCCCAGGTCCCACGGCCAATACTTCGCCGATATTAGGCAACTCATCCATGATGACTTCAATCACCTGGCTCTTAACCCGTTCAATGGGTCTTACAACAATTCGGTCACGCAGGGGTCGTATCATTTTTCTTACGCCTTTTAGGTGCCGGTACGGGTATGGATGCCAACTCCTCACAAATCGGCAGCGGCTTTGCATCGACTTTATGCTCACCGCACCACATTCCGGCCTGTTTGGTTACTGACTCAGGGTAGCGCCGGCAATGGCCGAATTGCGTACCTTGAAAAAATAAACAGTTTCCGCAGTTCACTTCTGGTAAATTTCGCCAGAATTGTTGGTGGCCATCTTAGTATCGCGACCCTTCATGGTCATTTTTTCGCCCATTGGCTTATTTTTGCCTTCTTGCATCACGGCGTTTTTGGTCTTTTCTTTACGGCCTGGGTTCTCGTTACAGTCTTTTGGGCAGTCAAATGTGTTCATTTTGGTTTCCTTTTAGGAGAGTTGTTGCAGTTTGTACAGCAAAGAGTTAATTAAATCCAGAATTTCGTCAATAGTATTCTGTAATTCGGAGTCTTTTGGCAAGTGTTTTCTGTTTTGATCCACATACTTTTGTAGTGCTTTAAAGTACCGCACAGGGTCTTTATCAATCTCGAATTCTTCCTCAAATTCGTCTAATGGGCCATATCGACCCATATACGATTCTACCAGCCGGTCTACGAGGTCTGGGACGGCGTTATAGTATTTTGCCAAGGCCTTGTGCTGCGAATAGCTTTTGGTCTGCCAATGCTGCAAATGCGCGCAGGTCGCAGAGTTAAGTAATGCCAGCGAGAATGCTTCGATGTCTTTCATAATTCCTTCAAACAGTACATATTAATGACCTTCGGCCCTGTTATTTTATCTGCCTTTGCGCCTTTTGTGGCAACAATTTTATTTTGTTGATGCACTAATTTCCATAATATCGCTTTTATGGAATGGGGTTTAGCCAGCAACTCTTTAGCAATCTCAGCCTGAGTCATATTGGGTCTTTGCTCAAGCAAGACCAAAATGTCTTGCGCAAGCCGTGGTCGGCGTTTAAGTTTTTTCATAATAAACAGTTCCTATATAACCTTTACTTTTACCATACCGCCCTTTTGCTGGCTAAATTTGTATGTGCAGTTAATGCGTTTATCGTTAATCTTCCAGGCATCGGCCAGACCGTCCTGACCAGCTTTGAATGCTGCAATCATGTTGTCTTGATCTCGCGCCCGGTTGTCTGGCTGGTAAAACTCTATTTCTAAGAAAATAGGGCCTTCTTCCGGTATCGGCTGCGGGTGCTGCATCGCCAAAATACGGACCGCAAACCGGTACTTTTTCTTGGCAGCTGCTTGCGGAGCCCAATGCCCAGAATAATTGGGGCTCAGTTCCTTTGGCGGCCAAGGCAGAGTAAGTCTATCGGAGGAGTTTTTGGATTGTGTCATTGAGTACGCTTAGTTCAGTTTTCTTTAATACATTCCAAATAGACCTGCGGCCATGTATACCGTTGTGGCTGCCTTGGTGACAGTCCTTACAAAGCGGTATGCAGATGTATTGCAGGCCTTGTTCGATGTGGTGGGCATCACTAGGTCCCGCTGCATCACAAACGCCGCAGGATAGCGTTTTAATGGTTGCTAGGTATTTCCGTTGTGCGGCATTCAGCTTGTTGTTCATTACGCAGCTTTGACTGATCCGCGAAATACTGCCGCTTTGAATTCATAGGGATGGGCAAACTGCGACTCCAAAATGCCCATTTCCTTACCTTTAGCCACAATGCCGGGCCATGTTTCGTGCCATTCTTTGCCGTCAACAACACCAGGCAAGGTTACTTTTAACTCATCGGACCAGCGCTCTTGGCGCAACCAAGTTGCGGGGTAACATACGAATTGACCATCATTCTTGCGCCATTGATCCGAGCGCATCTGCTGCCGGATAGATTCCAAGAGTTCTGGCAGCGGTGGGCGGATTGCCTCGGTTTGGGTCCATGCCTTACGCGCATCGCCCTTGGCCACACGGCGGGGATAAAGTTTCCAAAATTCATCAAAGTCTGTCATTTTTTGTCCACCAAAGAATAAGTCCAACCAGTATTGCGACAATCAAAATAAACCAAGACAACTCGATAATCAGTTGTGCCTGGATTGAATTGGTGTTCATTCGTCCGCTCGGCCTCGAATGGCGTTGGCGATATGGTCTTGTTCCATACCGTTAAACCAGGCCATCTCAGCAATCTTGGCGCATTGTTCGCGCTCGTAATCGGCTGCGCGTTTGATGGATTTAACCAACTGGTCTCTGGCTATTCCTTTAAATTCCTCTAGGAAATTGGTTGTAAAACATTCAAATTGGGTTTCGGTAGCCGACCATTTTTTATTGGTCTTAACCATTCCACATTTCAAGGCAACTTCTTCGATGTCATCTAAGGTCATATTGTTCTCCTTCTTGCAGAGAATAAATGATTAGCAAATAGTTTGCAACTAAGATTGAAGTATGTAGTTATTAATTAATTTTCACTTTGGTGGACAAGACTCAGCCATCCCTCGAATGACCGAATCTTCCTTTACTATGCTTTCACTTCGGAGCCACATAGACTCGCCAGCCTTTTAATGCAAGGGTGCTGACTTCGCCGCCCTCATTCGCCATTCTTCCGCATTTCCCCCCAGCTGGCTCTTTGATCTGCGCAGCTGGTCGTTACCCTCCCCAGCGCAGTCGCAGTCAGCAGGCAACAAAAAACCCCAAATCCTTGGGTGGTGCGGCCTTGGCGGGCAGTTTTGGAATAAGTCCTCTGGAAGAATGACCGATGCCAAAACCTATCGCACCACCGAAAAATTCGGGGTTCGCTTCCAGAGATTCCAACAAGTGCCACCTTGCTGACATGGCCATGTTACCACAGATAAATCTAGCGCATTGACTAAAAAACAACGCCATTTTCTAAGTGTTTACCCTAGTTTTATAGGTGGTTTCCCTAGTTTTGATAAAAAAACACATAAATCTGTTGAGAAATGCAAATAAACAGTTTACTATTCATCTACGGTCAACTTCCAGACCGGACAAAAAGGAGAATTAACATGACTTACAAAAAACTATTTACTGTATATCAAATCAATCTGTCCGATGACGAGTTCAGCGCTCATCGTGAGACATACCTCAACACAACATTCAAACCCACAGATGCAGCTATCCTTGCTGCCCGCGGTTTGTACAAGCCAGTTGCATACATTCAAGCCGAATCATTAGGCCGCGTTTTTGACATCGGCAACATCGGCCCAGAGAAATACATTGAGCGCCTGGCTCCAATGCATTCTGTTTCAGTTGGCGATGTAATCGTTGACGAAGATGGCCACGCAGTTTATGTAGCACCATTCGGTTTTAACTCACTTGATGTTATTGCAGAGCATTTTGCAACAGGTAACATTACAGTAGCAGCTTAATTAACGGGGCCACGGCCCCATTTATCGGAGAGAATATATGAACCCAATCGACATCCAAATCACTCAAGTTGACCGCCTTGGTTTGTTGTTAGCACAAATCGCTGACCTGACCAAAGAGGCAGACACCATCAAAGACCAACTCAAAGAGGCAGCTACCGCGGGTGGCCCATCCTCTTACGAGGGCAATCTGTACCGCGCCACCGTTGTGGCCAGCAACCGCCAGGTTGTGGATTACAAAGGCCTTGTTGCTGACCTCGGCGTTACCGATGAGCAGCTGCAGATGTTTACCAAAATCACCGCAGTATTTGCAGTAAAAACCGTTAGCCGTTAATTAACCGGAGGGGTTCGCCCCTCCATTTTTTGGAGAGAAGAAATGGAAGATACCCAAGCATTACATCACCAGCAGCAGTTGGAGCAGCAAGAGAAATTAGCGCAGCCTGTTTACTGCGACTACATCGCCAACATAACTAAAAAAGCCTTAAACGCTAAAGACCCATTGGCAATCATTATGGGCGCGGGTCCTGTCTTTTACGACTTGAGCCCAGAGGGTCATTTTCGTAGTACCAAAAAGGAGTTGTTCGTCATCGACTGTAATGCCCGTCATTACAAAATAACCGTGGAGGAAGTATGAAAGATACCAAAATCAATCTAGTTGCAAATCATTTAATCACCAAACGCAAAATAACCAGCTGGGAGGCAATCGAGCGCTATCACGCTACGCGCCTGGCCGACATTATTTATGTACTTAAATCCGAGGGCTGGGACATCATGACCGAGATGGTTAAGCAAAACGGTGTGCGGTTTGCAGTTTACCGTTACATTTCCGCGCCCCGCAAAGGGAGGAAAGCAGCATGAGAAAAACTAACTTTGAGGCCAATAAATGGCAGCGCAATGTGTTTACTAAAAAAGAATCGCCTTGGATGGAGGCCTTGGCTGCAGTTGGTTTAGTGGTGTTTTGTTTACTTTTACTGTTTATTTAATTGGAGAGAATATGCAAAAAATAGCAACCGCATTAGTTAAAGCGCAAAAGGCCTTCGGGCCAGCGCTTAAATCGTCCACCAATCCACACTTCAAATCAAGATATGCTGACCTGGCTGCTTGCGTTGAGGCCGTGATTGATGCCCTTAACGAGAATGGAATTGCCTTGGTTCAGCACTCGCACGAATGTGCGGATGGAATCATTATTGAGACCATTTTTATCCATGAGTCTGGCGAGATGATTTCCGGCGGCAAACTCCATGTGCCAGCTACCAAGCAAGATGCCCAGGGCTACGGATCAGCAATGACTTATGCCCGCCGGTATTCGCTTCAAGCGGCGTGTGGTATTGCTCCAGAAGATGATGATGGCAACAATGCATCTCGCGCTCCAGCTAAGCCTAAATCAACGCGCACCAAAGCCGAGATTGAGGCCTTAATTACTGCAGCAACCAGTTCCGAGCAGTTAACCGCTACTTGGAAAACATTGGCAGCAGACGAGCGCGAATTAGTGCGTGAGTTGGCAGCTAAACATAACGACAAACTAAAAGGAGCGCAAAGTGCGTGAACCAAACCCATTTCAACAAGACGGAACCTGGTGGAATGACCGCCTCGGTAAGTTAACCGGTTCCAGAATGGCTGCGGCCATGAACTTCCTAAAGTCTGGCAGGGAGTCAAGTGAGCGCGAGAACTTACGCTACGAGATTGTGGCCGAGCGCATTACCAACACTTTTGCCGACAAGTACATGACCTCGGATATGCAATGGGGCGTGGATCAGGAGGCCGCGGCTAAAGAGGCCTTTGAGACCCGTACCGGCCTCATGGTCACGGATGTTGGCTTTATTGACCATCCCAACATTGACCATTGCGGCGTGAGCCCAGACGGGTTTGTGTCCGATGGCTGCTTGATCGAGGTCAAATGCCCCAAGACCAAGACACACATGAAGTATGTGGCCAACCAGATTATTCCAGAGGATTACAAGCCGCAGATGTTGCTGCAGTCGGCCTGCACCGGTAAGGATGTCTGGTTTGTGTCCTACGACCCGCGCATGGGCGAGGGCAAAGACCTGTTTATCAAGAAATACACTCCAACCCCAGAGGAGTTGGCCGAGGTTAACGCAGCTGCCGAAAAGTTTTTAGCAGAATGCGATGCACTTTTTGAGTTTTTTAATGACGAATCGAATTACTTTGATAAAGGGAGTTTTTAATGTTAATGCTTGGATTAGCCCGCCTGGGCAATGAACCCGAGGTTCGTTACACGCCAGATGGTAAGGCCATCATGGATTTGTCGTTGGCTTTCTCTTATGGCCGCAAGGTTGACGGTAAGCAGCCAACCCAATGGGTTAATGGGACTATGTGGGGAGAGCGCTGCGAGAAGTTAAAGCCGTATCTTGCTAAAGGCCAATTATTGTTTGTCAGCATGACAGAGCCCCATGTAGAAACCTTTAAGCGCAAGGATGGCTCCGAGGGCGTGACGATGAGGGCTAGGGTAGGCGAATTAGAGTTCGCTGGACCCAAACCCGATTCTCAGCCAGAAACGCCCCAAAACGCTGGAAAATATCCTTCTCGGTCATATTCCGGTTCCATTGATGATGACAACCCATTCTAGGAGGGAGACATGAAAATGATCATAGCCGGGGTTTGTTTAGTGTTTTTTAGTGGCTGCGGCATTTTGCCGGATAAGCAGGCCATGCCAGAGCAGCAGCTGGTAGTCGATGATAAGGTTCATTCCATGAGCCGTCTTGAGGTTGTGTCCGCTATTCAAGATTGCCAGGTAGCCAAGACCAGAGCGGTGGTGATTTACGCCAAACGCAAGGTCGGCGGCATGACTAGGGATATTGTCGTGGATGTCTCATGCGCCCCGCTTTACTAATTGTAGGCGCAGTTCTGTTGTTTTTAGGCCACTTAGAGGCCATTCACGATGCATATCGTGAGGGCTATATGGATGCCATCATTTACGAAAAAAAGAGCCCCACCAAAAAGGTAGGGCCAGAGGACATAAAGGAGGTCAAAGAAACCTACATATAGTGTATCACGCGTATTGACGAGTCCCGCTGCGATCAATAATCAATGCCTGCTGCCGAGGTTTATCCCCTGGGTTGTTAGGAATTGAGATATGGGTCCAGCGGTCAAACTCGCGAATAACCTGGTCATATCCAAGGCCAGCAGCCATAACCGCCTTGACCACCTCATCTGGGGTCATGCCCGGCACCCGAATATCGGCTGCGCACCCAATCCGGTGCTGGCTAGTGTCTGTAGAACCAACTGCGTCATTGACCAGTTTTGAGCGAAATGCCGAATTAATCATTACCGGCTTGCCGCCTAAAATCGTTTTAACATCTTCCAAAAAAGCTGCCAAACGCACAAGATTGGCCATCTCGGTAGCGTTAGGGGTGTTATCCCAATTATTACGAGCAGCAGTTTCAGAATTAGTTAATTCTTCCATACTAAAATGTTCACTTAGGTTCATTTTTTACTTTCATATCCATGATTTTTTCAAGGGTACGGCCACCAAAATAGAATGACATTACAAGCATTCCCCATTGGCCCAACAACTCTACATACTTTTCGTTTGCGTTGTTGCCAAAAGCCGACATCATGGCAAACACAAAATAACCGCCAAGAATAAAAATAAGGGTCATAGGCCGGATGTTTTTAGACAACCAGCTATCACTAGCCATGTCGGCCTGTGCCCGTTTGGTCACTTCTTGAGATTCTGCGGTATCAGCCTGTATTTCGGCTAATTTGCCTTCTTGGGCAAGTTTAGCCAGTTCTAATTGGGCTTGTGCCTTGGCTGCTGGATCAGGAATCAGCTTGTCAATCAGCTTCATTCCAACGCCGACAATGGTGTCTAGTCCTAGCATTATTTTCTCCCTGATAACATAGTTGCTGCAATAAAAAGCATTGCTTTTGTTTGTTCTAAATCTGCTGGTTGTTTTTCCCAGCCAACGGTAATCTGCCCTACAAACTTACTGGGGTCAGGCGGCACACTAATTCTGCAACCGTACCGCATACCCTTTTCTAAATACCACAAGCCAATTTCTGACTGGGCCGTTTTGTATTCACCACAAGGTATATTGCCAGCCATTAAAGCTACCACATCTTGGTTATTTGCTTGATTACTTGTAAACAACCCTACATCTAAACCATCATTCGTTTTATCCCGACCATTTGTTGTGTAAGCACGGTACTGTATTCGAGTGGCAAGCAACGGATTAACTTTAAATATCGTTACTACAGTTGCATCAGTCGTTTTAAACAAATGAACTGCTACTTCATCAACTCTGTCTTTGTTAATACTAGGTAGCTTTTGGCTTTCCTTGTAAGTACCAACAATTAGCTCTCGGTGGTCATAAATAATGTAGCCCGTAAATGCAAAAACAGCCATCAAAACAATGGCAAACAGCTTAAATGGTGAGTCTACATACGCTAATACTTTAGACAGCGTATCGTCTGCATTTAACTTCTCAGCCATTATTTACCTATTTTTTGCAGATTTAATGTATGTTTGTTCGCTCATTTTGTTTTTTTTAATTAGCCATTAGCATAAGAATTAATATAAGTAAAAGGATTAGTAAATAAATCCGATTAGCCCAATATTGACGATTTAGTATGCTTGGGTCTTGAATTAGGTAACTCTGCAACTCCAGCATATCTTCGTCACGCTCAATGTATTTTGGCCTCAATGGGTTTAGATAGTATTCGCAGCCTATCTTAATTTTCCCATTGTTATATGGCACATCCATTACTTATCCGCTTTATCGTTTAGCCGGTCAAAAAAAGAGGCCATGATGCTTTCCAGCTTATCAAACCGTGCAGCCATTTCTAGGCGCACTTCTTTTAAATCATCTCTGCGCACATAGATTTCTGGCAGGTCTTTTTCAATCTGGTGTATGTCTCTGCGCAACTCTTTTACCGAATCCCAGATTTCTCGAGCAAACCAGCCTATGGATGCAACAATACATCCAAGGCCAATATTGATAATGGTCTGCCATTCCATATTAGGTTTTCATGATGTAGCAAAGCGCATAGTAAGGAGGCAAATTGGCGTTTGTGCCGCTCACACCTGCAGATGCGTTTGAAACGCTAATGCTTGTGGTCGATGTTTGGGTTGAAGTGCTAATGCTTGCTTGTGTCCCAGTTCCCTCCGGCAAAGTTGCGCCACCCAAATTTCCTTGATTGCCTACAAAAGCAATACTTGCTCCATTAACATCAAGCCTATATGCGTGTTGATGCCCAGGATCTGTAACACTTGCTGAGTGTGTATGGCTTACAACAACTGCATTAGCAGAGCCGCCAGTTGCATTTACAGCATAAGTAGACCCAGCACCAACTACAAATCGGTCTCGCAAATCTGGGGTACCGTTTAACCCGTTACAAAGAACATATCCGGCTGGTATTGATCCTATTGATCCAGACCACAAAAAGATGCCGCCCGCAGGAATTGGAGTTGCAGACGGTGGCGTTGCGCCAATAATTCCATACAGATTGTCATAAGTTTGGATAGTGACATCGGCAGCGGTTTTTAATACAAATTTATAAAAAAACCCTTCTGTCAACCAAATAGTAGAGGGTGGCCGACCATCCGTCCCCAAAATAATAGGATTGGTATTGGCAATTAATCCGCTGGAATCGGTGTAGGTTGTAAGCGGCGTGGTTGAACCGGCCTGATAGGTAAAAATTTTACCGGCATTTAATGGCAGGCCATCGTTATTAAAAAACTGAAATCCATTGCCTATGGGGGATAAATTGACTGCCATAATTATTTTCCTTTACCAACATCTTTGAGGGGAACCATTTTTTTCTGGGCGCGTTTTAATGCAGACTTTTCTGCCATAGCCACGCCCCGTTTTGCGCCATACATACCGCCAACAGTCGCTCCAACTCCAGCGCCTGGCACACCACCAAAAGCGCCACCAACTGCTCCGCCTACTGAGGTTCCTAAAGTTCCAAGCAGCGGTGCCGCGCCCAAACGAATTAAATTATGAGCCTGTATTGCTGCACCAGGATAAGACGCATCATACTTAACCAGATGGCCGGCATCGTGCAGGTCTTTGACCATCTGCGCCAATTCTTTATCTTCCATCAAAATGCCAAGTTTGCGGTTATTGTCATTTAAATATTTAGTGATATTGCCTGCATTCCATTGACCCTTATTTTTAGAACCTTCTTGCAATATGCGATTGGCAAACTGTGCTTTGATCTCAGCTATAGCTGCATCCGCTTGAGGTCGAACTTCGTCTGGCATTTCTTTAAGCAGCTTAATTAAATGACGCTGCTGGTCTACATCCATCCGTTCAACGGTTGAGGCAATCTTTTCAAATGGCACGGCGCGGTTCATAGGTGACTGTGGGTCGTAATCCATAATCTTGGACACGCCTTTTGGATCATCTAACAAACGGGCAATTTTGGTGCGTATGTCTCTGGCTTTTTTGTAAACATCCTCACCAGCAACCTTAGTCACATCATTATCTATCTTATCTTTAAGGCGGCCAATAATGCCAGACCGCTCGTTATTCCAATTAGAGTTAATGTATTTGCGCAAGCCTTCTGCCTGCTCTACCGTCATTGGCTTAACTTTGCCGCTTGCATCTAATAAATCATTTTCTTTTAAATGCGACTCAATGCCGCGGCGCAAAGACATAAAACTGTCGTTTACCGTAAAGTTAGAGTTTGTGTCTAAGAATTTCTGTATATTACTTGGCACAACTGCTGGCTGCGATCCAGCAACCTGTTTGGCGCTTTCATAAGCCTGGTTCATTTGCGTTTGCAAAGCAGTTTTAAAATCATCAAAAGGGCGCGTAATTCTTGTGCCGCGGTCATAAAGGGCAGTTTCATCTAGGCCAATAGTCCCGCCAGTACGCTCAATAATTTTTTGGCCAAAGTTTTCTAAAGCCATGCGCTCATTAGCTAATGTATCTCTGTAAAGCTGGCCTACAGGCGCGTCTACTTTGCTTGTTTGAAACTCATTAGCAGCAGCAAATCCATCGCCTAAAATAGATGATTGACGGGCATTTTCTAGGCCAACTCGAGCCAAAATTTGCTTGCGTTGTTCTTGCTCTGGCAGATTTACACTTCCTTTTTGCGCGTACTTTACCTCTGGAAATGGCTGCGTGTTGGTTGGCGCTGGCATTGTTGGAGTTTGCACAACAGGCGCGGGGGGTAATGTTGCAGCGGGTCCGCCTTGTTTCTTTGCTTGTAATTGGGCTTGAAACTCTGCATAAGTTACTTTAGGTTTGCCGCCTAAAGTTGGTTCAATTCTTGGCGCCTCTGGTGGTTTTGGTACATTCGTTCCCAAAGCAGTTTCTACCGTCTCTGCACCTTTAACAATGCCTCGCTGCACGGCTGGAGCAGCTTTTATTCCGCCGCCAGCTGCTAAAGTTCCCATCATGTTTTCAATATCAGTTGCTGGCAAACCTGTTTTTTCAGCAATCCATGCCGCACCCTTTTGGAAATTTTCTCCAATAAAGTTAGTTAAACGCCGGGTTGCTTCGCCTTGATATTCGGGAGTTTGGGTTACCCCAAATGTTTTACCCATTGCAGACTCAAATGGCGCAGCAGTTGCCGTACTAATTTCTTTTGCTTGCTCTGGGGTTTTACCGATTGCACGGGCTCCGGCATAAGTTACCGGTTCTACGATGCCTGGTACAACACTACCAATGGTTGCATCATAAAAACTAGCAGCGGTGCGGCCAAACTGAGTTAATGGGCCTGGCTGGCTCATATCCTTAACTTTGCCTACTTTTCGCGCTGGGGCTGCAGGCGCTTGAATTTCAGTTGTTTTGATTTCAGCTGGTTTACCTAAAATCATGTCACCAATAAGGTCGGCAGATGCTGGACGCATGGCCGGTTGAGCAGCGCCTGATTGCGTATTATCTTGCACTGTTACGGGTGCATTAGTGTATTGCCTAGCCATTGCTGGTTGCGTACCAGTAGACAAATTAAAAAACTGCTGTCTAATCTCTAGTGGATATGCATTAAATTTTTCTGGCGATGTTAATACTGATTCAAGCAATTGTGGGTTTTGACCCATATCAGTAAACCGTTTAACAGCCATTTGCACCTGACTTGGCTGCAAATTTTCAAAACGAAATAAATCTCCAGACTGTTGCGGAGGTGGCGGTTTTGAGCCACCTAAAATAAGTTGGCCAATGTCTTGCATTACAAATCACCTGTATTGGTTAATTTGATTAAATTGTTGTATTGACGGAACAAGTCTTTGCGTTGATTGTCATCCATGCCGCCAAGCAATTTGTTTGTTAATTCTTCGCGTTTTTTAACATCTTTTACATCTCGTGCAATATTCATAATCTCAAATATGCGTGAGTCTGCGTTAGATGACCACATTTGCTGGAATCGTTTAGCATTGGCATCCCCAAATTTTTGGGTATGGCGCTGCATTCCGGTGGCCATCATATCCAGATTGGTAATATCGGCATCGGCGCGGCGGGCAATACTTAGCAATACATCCGGTGGGAATGTCTCATCACCGCTGGCCATGCGGATCAACTGCTGGCCGCCAACCGTATCTAATGAACCGCCAACTGCTTTAATGTTGGAAATTTGCACATTTGCAAGGTCTTTGGATAATTGTTTATAAGTTGGATCACCAACAATATCCGCAAATTTTCTTTTAACTGCGCCAACAGGGCCTGTTTCTGGCAATACGGATTCTTCTTGCAGCTTTTGCGCAGTTTTAACAACCTCTTGCAAATTACGCCGTGCGGTTGTTAATTCTGATTGACGCTGCACTAAACCGTTGCGGTATTGGCTGCCTGCAGTACGGTCTGTTTCCTCTTGGGGTAACGCAGCAAATGGTACGCCTGCTTGACGCACCGGATAAGCCAAAGGCAATCGGCCTACATCTGGCTGCACCATTGAGGTTGGAGCAGCGCCTGCAGCCGGAGCAGCTGGTGGCCTTGGTTGTATTGGGGCAGTCATGTCTTGGGATGTTACGCCTGCGGGTGCTACTGGCGCCGGTGCGCCAGGCAATGGCAATGTCGTTACGGTTGCAGGGCCGCCACGGAATATGCCAGACTGACCGCCGGAACTTACGATTTGTGGTGTTTGCAATGCTTGCTGGCCAGACGGTCCAATCTGAGTCTGGATTACATTGTCAAAGTATTGTGGCAATCCTTTTGGGTCATTAATTGCAATTTGAGTTGCAGTTGATGCAATTTTTTCTACTACAGCAGGCGGAATACCAAGGTTTCTAGCTTTTGATTTGATTTCTAGCATTGCTTCAACTGCTTTGTTTGCATCGCCTGACGATACTCTTGGATCATTTCTGTAGCCGCCCACAATATTCATAAGGGCATCGCTTTGTTTTTGATCAAATGTAAACGCAGCAGACTGTTCGCCTGTTCGTGCGGTACGCGTTGCAATCTGTGACTGTTCTACTAACTCAGGGAATATTTCTTTTTCGCGTTGAAATGCTTGCGCTCCACGGGCCAAATTCACTATTTCCGGCAAACTCATTGTTGCCGGTGGTTTTGCGCTTAAAGAAATGTCTGGTTTTATATTAATTGCCATGATTTATTCCTTACGCTACCGCTACGGGGTTATATATTTGACCTGTGGTTGGGCCTGTGGGCGTTGGCTGCTGGGCAACCGCTTGCGGTCTCATAAGGGATGACAGGAATGCCATATTCCCAACATTACCTAAAGCGCCTGAGTATGCATTGGCAGAACCTACGGTTCCGGCTGCTTGTGCAGCTGCTGATCCAGTTGTAAGTCCGGTCATTTGACCTGCAAAAGATTCTCCAGCGCGCACACCAGTATTGACCGCGCCTTGTCCCATTCCAGCAATATTAGCCAGGGTGTTATAAATATTGCCGCGTTCAGTTTGAAAACGATTAAATGCATTGCCATATTCGGTAGACGCTAGGTTTTGGCCATAATCAGTCAGGGCGCGTAAAGTATTGCCGCTTAATGCGCCGCCGCCCACATTGGCCATGCGTTCAGTAGCCTGGGTTCCAATGCGCTGGCGAAATGCCATGCTGGGGTCTAAATATTGTGCAAACTGATCTGGACCAAACTGAGCCGTAAGAAACGGCTTCATCCGTTCAATGTCTTTTAGAGCGGTGTAACCGGTTTCGCGGTATGGGGCTAAATCCTCTCTGGATTGCTCATACATGGCCCGTTCATTAGCAGCAGCAGCGCCCGCAGCATCAGCTTGAGTTCGTGCTGCACTTCGAGCCGCATCCGATGTCATCTTGGCGCCTAGTAGCCCTACTCCAGCTCCTATCGCTATTGCGGTACCTGTTCCTATAGCCATTATTCAATTCCCTTCATAAATGTACGCTCCATCGGCTCAAAACCTGCCCGACAGTAAACTTTTTCCATTTTTTCTGCTCTTTCATCTTCAAGGGCAATCATAAACATGGTTTTTGCGCCGCGTTCCTTTGACCACAATTGTAAATGTTTAAACATCTTATTACCAACTCCAGAGCCTCTAGCTGCAGGTGTTAGCCACCACAATAATTCTTGAGAAACATTATGGGAGGGCGAAAAATATAAGGGATAAATAATGCCTGCAGTAATTCCTACTATTTCTCCATTCAACTCCGCCAACAGAATACAGATATTTGGATTGTTTAAGGCCCCTCTTAAAAATTCCTCATATCCTTGTGGCTCAAATGCGCAAACCCGGTGCATAGGGGACGCAGCATGAAAGTCAGCGCTTAATTGCACATATACCGGCAAATCGGCCTCAACGGCCTGCCGAACAATGATGGTTTTTTCTATTTCACTCATGGGTTGTAATAGGGAACTTTTTTAGATTCCCCATTTACTGTGACTTCAATAAAACCAGCTGGATTAGCAGGCAAGGCAGCCCCTCCAGTAGTAGCCGTTGATGCGCTAGAAAAGTTTAAAAGGTTTAGCAAAAACAGCTGCCAGGCGCGGGTTGGCCGCCCCGTATTATCAACTAATGGGCTGGTTGGCAGCCGTTGGTTTTGCGGTGTAGTCATTAGTTTTCTCCAGCCTCGGCCTTTAAGTTTGCAGAAATAATAACTGCCTTAACGGGGTCAGAAATAGAAACCTCAAAAACCTTATCTCGCGAAAACCCTAAACGCCGCCAAATAGCACGATTTAGGTATTTTCCTTGTTTTCCAATGGTTGTCCAATATTCATTAGACCAAGTTGATCCGCCGTCATTAGACCAGCGCAGCATAGCCTGGGGGTCATCGCCTTGGCCGGTTGATAGTCCTACGCCTGGCTGGAACTGAATCTGCAACTCATGGAAATACTGGCGTTGCAGGTCGGTTGTAATGTGCGGGGCTCGGCGAATACGGCGAATTGGTTGGCCGTCATCGGTGTAATAGTTTCGGCTTAACTGATAAATCTTGCCGTTTTCATAGTCTCCAACCAATACTTGCTGGTTAAAGAATGCGCAGCAATTACCGCGGTGGCGCTCAAATTCATTTTGATTGTTACGGTAAAGCCATTTATGCCAGAGGCCGGTTGTATTGTCGAATGCCCAAGTTAGACCGTTATCACCGATTGATGGGAAAGTTACCACATATACTTCATGGCCCTCTAACTGATAAGTCCAAGCTATAGCGTCTGCAACATTCTGATTAACTAAAGTTGTTTCTACCGCATGGGTGGATATTCTCTCAGGAAAATACCCATTCATGCGCACAATCATTGCCTCACCGCGGTTATTTTTAGACACATACGCAAACGAATTACCCATCCTTGACATGGAATATTGCGCTGCAATACCTTGCTGGGTGGATGTGCCAGGGATACGGGTAAAGGGAAATGGCACCGCGCCCGAATTAATCCATACTTCGGAGGACATCTCGCCAAGCAAATAGACTTCGCGGCGGTCTACAATAATTGACACTAGGTCATCTGGTGAGCCATCTTTACTAGCAAAGGAAAGCGGATCGGTGATTGGGCTCAAAAGGTCTGAGGCAGCCCATAGCTGCGAATCAGGTTTGTTATAAACAAAGTAATTGTCGGTTATATCAACCGTACCGCCACCCTCAAATGCGCCATCGTTTATAGGTAAAACAGTCCAGTTCATGGCATAAATGGTTGTGCTGCTGACCGTCTGGGATGCGCTGACGGTATATGTGCCTACTCCGCCTGATCCAGTACCAAAGGCCTTAATTATTGTGCCATCGGTTACGCCAGCGCCTTCAATAGTTTGGCCTATTCGCAAAGTTCCGCTAGTGACAGCAGAAACTGTAAGGGTTGTTCCAGATATTGCGCCGGTAACGATTGCAGGCGATGCAACCGAATTAATAGTAGTTGATGCAACCGTTTGCGAATTGCTAACCGTGTAAGTCCCAGTACCGCCAGTTCCGGTTCCTAAAGCAGTAATAACGGTATTTTGCAATACATTGGCTCCAAAAATAGACTGGCCAACTGCAATAGTTCCGCTCAATACAGAAGTAACCGTTAAAGTTGTGCTTGATATTGATCCAGTAAAGGTTGCTGCGGATGGATTAGAGATAAACCAAGTGTAGCGGTAAATCTCATCTACTATGTAGACATTTATACCGTTATCTACAATCCCAACCAGGCCAGCAGAAGTATTCATCTGACCAATCATTTTGGGCGTGTAATCAGACTCCATGACATATACAAAATCACCGCAAACGGTAACGACTTGAGTCCCGCCTGATAGAGTACGAATGCCTCGCACTTCTTCTTGATTGGGCAGAACAACAACCGTTTCAAGCCCGGGCGTAGGATAAAGCGCCATAACACCACGGTCGCCTTGCGGCTTAGTGGGGTCTATCTCAGGATAAAAATTGATGCATTCTTGGGCATCCTGATAAATAGAGGGCGCTTCGTAAGCTGCGCCAACGAATCCAAAATCAGGCATTAAAAGCCTCCGGTCAGAATCCAGCCTGCGTCTGCTCGTTTACCAACAATTAATGAGTCATCAAATCTGGCAACTTGCATTGGTCGCATATTGGTGCGTTTAATGGTTGCCTTGGCATGGCCTGCAAAGCCATTAATCATCTGTATTTGCGTTGGGCTGGCTTTTCCATACATCGGCATCAACCGCTCTGCCAAACACCATCTGAGGGCCATTATGTAGCCTTGAGGGATAACTATCTCATCATTGATGGAAGAAAAGCGCTGAAACAGAGTGTCGGCAAAAATATGCATCTCGCCTTGGGATGGGTTTGGCCATACCGTAATCGTTCCTAAAGACTCGCCTGGCTGATAGTACAAGGCGCGAGGCCAAGGTCCATTGAGGGTTTTTAAACCAATCAACTCGTAGTTTTCTAGGTTGAGAATGGTAATTGGGTAATCAAGGCCGCCATTCAAAATAGGCTGGCCATTGGAGTTAGTGTTTACCCTTACAAATGCTGAATTAATAGACAGAGGGCGCTCGTAATACGCATTAATAGTGGTGCTGGCCACGGTCTGCGAGATGTTGACCGTATAGGTTCCATCCGAGTTCACATTACCGCCCGCGCCCGTCTTAAATCCAGTTATCTTAGTACCAGCAGCCACACCGGAGCCAGTCAAAGTCATGCCCAGCGCAATGGCGCCATCGGAGACATCGGTAACCGTTAAAGTTGTGCCGCTGATTGAGCCAGTAATAGTGCCGTTGATCTGGCCGCCAGCGCCAATGGTGTATTGGGTTTGGCCAGCAGTCAGAGTAAATATGATTTCGGTCTTGTAAAAGACCATCATTTGCTCATTTGACCATTGGTCAACCATGTCATTGAGCATATCAAATGCGTCTTGCGCGTCCGCTGGAGCGGGGGTTTCACCAGCCTCAAGAGCCCCAATATCTTTAAGGGCGCGAGAGATGATGTCGATTGGTTGTGTCATATCGTCACCTTAAATGTGTCCACGGCCCAGGGCGGTTTAGTTGAAATTTCAGAACTAAGCGCATCCAGCTGCTCTTGTAATCTGTATTTTATAAGATGTTTGTCATTTTGGGTAACATCTAAATCAAGCCAATGGATTACCTGGTGTTCGGTTGTGTTTTCATCAACCATATGCTCAGTCAACATTTTCCAGTTTCCTTCGGTTTCTACAGAATGTTTACTATCTATTGCTTTGCATTGGTATTTAATGGTTTTAAGTATTCCATCAATAATGACGGTTTCTAAAATTGACCATTTATAAGTAATCAATTTAATTCCTCATTTATTGGTTTAATTAATGTAACTAGAAAATACATAATTTCCTTCTGTTTTAACAATGTTTACACCATCATTTGCAAATAACAAATAACAAATACTTTTACATCTTTCGGAAATAGATAAAATCTTCCAAGTAAACATTAAATAGTTGCCCAAGATTTAGTTGCTTCATCCCAAACATAAGGGCCTCCACTTTCAGGAATTGATATAGGAGGAATCCAAATATTATTTTCTAATATCCATGACGGATAAGGTGATGGAGCAGTAAATAGACCATTTTTATAAGTATATCCAGGGCCTGCAATTTCAGATTGAACTGCTATACAAGCGCTATCAAATCCTGGAATTGGATGATTAGGCTCTAATTCATATTCAATAGAATTAATTACAATACCATCTAAAATAATTGCATATTTTTGCATAATTAGACCTTAGAAAAATGCAGTAATAATAATTACACCTGAACCGCCAGCAGCGCCAGCGTATCCATTAGTACCAGCAGTACCACCTGCACCACCAGCACCTACAGCATAACTATAGCTTGCTGAAAGACTTGTAATATATGCTTCAATATATCCACCCGCAGCGCCTCCAGCGCCAGCATATTGATTTGTTGCGTTTGGATTCCATGCTGCTCCACCACCACCTGATCCTGTATTAGCTACACCAGCACCAGGCGTTCCATTTCCGTAGGTAGTGTTTCCAGCGCCACCAAAAGCAGAGCTAGCCCCAACTCCACCTTGAATATAAATACCACTGCCAGATGAACCAGTTGCCCACAAACTACCTGCTCCTCCAGCAGCGCCAGCAAATCCTTGCCCAGATGCTCCAAGGTTAATTACTGTGCCTCCACCACCTGCAGGATTTTGATTGCTTCCACCACCGCCACTTGCAGTTAATAAAGAACCAAATGTAGTAGCTCCGCCATTTCCTCCAGTTCCCATAGTTGCGTTGTTACCTGATCCTCCGCCACCACCACCACCACCAACCATTTTGATGTAAAGGTATTTGGCATTAGTCGGTACTGTATAAGTTCCTGAACCACTTGTGTAGGTAGTTACCTGTGGAACTGCGTTGCTTACTTGTGTTGAACCATCAGAAAATGTTAATCCAGTTGCGCCTACAGAAAATCCAGTAGAACTTAATACACCAGTAGAGGGGTTATATTGCAGCTTTGTGGAGGAAACATTGGCAGTTGTAATATTGCCTGTTGTTGCGCTAGTAAACGCTAAATAACGGGTTGCATTAGTGGTTGTATCGTCCGCAATCGCAAGTCCATTTGCATTGGCCTGCCAGGTTGGAGCCGATGCGCCATTGGAGGTCAATACAAATCCAGCCGTTCCGGTAGTTCCGGCCAAAGAAATCGTGTTGTTTACCCGTAAATCAGTAAATGTGCCGGCCAGCGGAGTAGTCCCGCCGATGGCCACATTGTTCATGGTTGATGCGGTTGTTGGGTTTACAGTCAATGCGCCCGCAGGGGCAATCGAGACAGTTCCGGTACCAGTTGGGTTAATCTGAATAGCTGCATTAGCGCCATTCATATTGATTGGACCATTTACGGTGACATTGACACCACCGCCACCACCCCATTGCAAACAAGCACCTGCAACATCATTTCTTAATGCTCCACCGCCTGATCCCGCAGCATCAAAATTAGTTCCTACAAAACCAGTAGTTGCGGTGACGGTTGTGCCACGAATTGTGTTTGCAGTTGTGCCGCCAATTGCTGGGGGCGCGGATAAATCTAAAGTTCCGCCTAAAGTTAAGTTTCCGCTGCTTGTTACCGTTCCCGACAAGCTAATGCCAGATACCGTTCCAGTACCGCCTACTGAGGTGACTGTTCCCGTGGTTGGTGTTGCGTATGTTGGTACGCCACCAGCCAAAGTTAAGACTTGACCGTTAGTGCCAGCCGCTAAAAATGTTGTTGTGCCTGCACTACTTTGGTAAGGAATAGAGCCAGATGCGCCGCCTGCCAAATTAGTGGCCGTGGTGGCCGTGGTCGCGCTGCCTGCCGTTGTTGCGGTGGCTGCGTTACCCGAAATTGATCCAGTAATTGTGCTGCTGACTGTTAATCCAGATAGCGTTCCAACCGCGGTAATGCCGGTGTACGAGCCCGAAATACGCGCAGAATCAATAGTTCCGCTGGTAACTTGGCTGCCTGCAATTGCAATACTGGTATTGGTTGCGCTAGTAATTTGACCTTGTTGATTAACGGCAATTGCTGGAACCGCCGAGGCCGAGCCATAAGTTGCTGCGGTAACGCCAGTATTGGTGATGTTAAATGTATCGCCACCAGACAGGTTAAGGCCTGTACCAGCAAAATACACACCGCCGACTGAAAAGTTATTCCAAGTAATTGCGGTTACCCCAAGGGTGCCGCCTGGCTGAATTGGGCAGTAATATGCTGCGCCAGCCTGTCCGCCCTCTACGATAAACACAAGGGCAGAAATTAGTTCGTCCCATGTATTTGCATCGGGAGAGCGAGTCCATGCCCCGGCAGCTGCGTCATAAATACCATTTTCTGCTTGATTTGTTTGGTTTTTAACGAGTACACGCTCACCAGCCAACACCGATACCGTATCAATGGTTTGCAAACCAGACAAAGTAATGTTTGCCGTTGTACCAGCAATAACCGGTTGTTTCCACGAAATACCTAAAGCCAAAGAATCAACATACAGTTTGGTCGTTAAATCGTTATTTCCAACAGGTTGATTGGTTGAACTTGCGGTAGTAAACGCGCCCGTTGCTGGTGTTGTTGCCCCAATAGTCGTGCTATTAATCGTACTGTTGGTAATGTTTACGCCATTTAAATCAGGATTAGTAGGAGCAAAAAACGGCGTTCCAGCAGGTCCAATTAAATTGATGCACTCATAGGGCGGCAAGGGCTCAAAAGTCCCTTGGACCGGCACTATATTGGTTGTTATAGTCTTTGCGGTGTCGTTGGACATGGTAAATCCCTTATTCGTTTGCCACTAATGTCAAATAGAGCGCGTTTGTGCCTGACGAAATGGCCTTAATAAAGAAGTTTGGCCGAGGGCAATCAATGATGATTGGCAAAAACATACTAGGAGCCAGAATAAATGAGCCGCTGCCACCCGTTGAGGCAATCGCTGGAGTTGCCATATTGGAATCAGTTGTGCCAAAAGTAATGGCTGCAGTACCGGTTCCAGTATTTAGGATAGCCACGCGAAATGCTAGGGTTGGCGTATCTGGAATTAATTGCAGAGCAGCTGATGCGGAAGTTGTAAGGTCCAACCGATAAGTTGGGGAAAGAATCTTTAAAGAGTCCATGATTATCCTCGAGATAGAGATGTTTAAATTATCCTATGTTTTTGGCTTTTTATACCAAAAAAATAAAAAAAGGCCACCTCTTTTGGAGAATGGCCCTTTTTAGGTCTCATGCGAGATTAAGTCGCGATGAGGCCTTTATTACGCAGCGCAACCAGAATGCTATTTACAGCAGTTGCAATTTCAGTACCAGTAGCGGAGTTGCCGATATTGGTAATTGCAGCCGCCTGGATAACAGGGGTTGAGCCATGAAACGCCAATTTGTCTGCAGCGGCACCGGCGATTTGAATACCGTCAGTTGAGTCACCGTTGAACAGGAAATTGGTTGTTTGGGTAGTTGCTGGTCCTGGATTTGGCATGATTAGGTTCCTTTCCTATTAAGCTGCTACGCGGCAGGCGAGTTCTGGGTAAAGCGGAGCCCAGCCGTAAAGTACATCTAAACGGGTTGGGATGGAGTCGTTGTTAATGGTGTATTGACGCACCACACGAATCGACAAGCCATTATCCTTATCGCTTGCACGGCCTGCAAAATGAACGCCGTCAGGCAATTGGAGGTCGGCTGTAGCCAGGGTAAACGCATTGCGGTGGAATACCAAGTTCT